GTCCTCGAGGAACTCGATACGGGACGGGAACCCGGTCCCGACGAAACCGAAGTCACACGCCAGGTCAGGGTCGCCGGGTCCCACGTAATGCACGTCCGGGTCATAGGAGTGCGGCAGGTAGTAGGTTCGTGCGTTGATTTCGTCCCGATACCAGTCAAGGTTCGCCGGGTCGTTCAGGATGATCGTGTCGGCGTAGCGTGCCGGCCGAGCCTGCCGGTCGTCCTCATACGGGGACTCCGTACACCAGTAGACGACGTGATGTGGCCGCTTCGACAGAACCCCCCAGATGTACGGCGGCACAAACCAGCCGGACATGATGACGACGATGTCAGGCCATGTTTCGTAGCAGGCCACCTCGATGCCCTGTGCGGCCATCATGTAGGCGGCTTCACGCTCGAACGCCTTGACATACTCGCCGTGCTGCTCGATGTGTGCCCCGTGGTAGAAGTCGAGCCGATCGTTCAGGTTGAGCGTGGCAACAGTGCAGCCGTTCTCACGTAGCCCCTTCACGACGCCGTTGTAAACATCTGCTACAGAGAACGACGGGCCGGGATGGATGACCAGAACCCTCACGCAAGCACCTCGACCGGGACGACGAACTGCATTATCACAGTGTCGTCGGGCATCGTCACCGCACCGATGTTCGTGAGGGGACCACACGATATGTCGTCCACGTTGTTGCCGAGGTTACGGTCAGACTCGATCGCATTGACCGCCGCCTCCATCGCATCCATGAGCGCCTGATCCGACGACTCATCCCCCTTCCAGACGAGCATGAACCGGACAGGGAACGTTAGGTCCACGTCGCCGGCCATCGTCACCCGAGGGTCAAAGGTGTCAGGCCACGACACGATGGCGCACGGGAAACGAGGAGACTTCGGCTCGTAGTCGTACACCTCGTACGTGGTGAACGTAGACGAGATGTTGGACTTGATTTGGTTGCGGATCGACGCTAGGTCGACGGTCAACATCAGATGATCCCGAGCATTCGGTCAGCCCGCATGTACTGCTTGAGGAGCATCTGTGCGGTCCAGGGACGACGCAACGGCACCGCACCGAACTCGCCGCCAGGAACATTGCCGGAGGGGACGTCGACCTCGTAGTACAGACGGTGCGCCAACAGATATGCAGCTTCCTTTATGTCTGTCGGAATCGCCGCCCATCCGAACGTCGCTGCCACCTTAACCGAGCGCTTCCGGTAGTTCGATTTCGGGAACCAGTAGGTTCTCCCGGTCGCCTCGAGCATCGTCGTCGGCCACCCGGTCTGCCCGTTCGGGCCGACGCCGTTGTGTGGCAGCGGTGTGTAATCCGTGTCGGCTGTCAGCGTTGTGCTGTACGTGCCGTCGTCGGTGATGTCGATGGTGACGGCAGTGATCGTGTGGCAGTCGTCGATGCGAACCAGGCCCCACGAATCCGGCTCAAACGTGCGTGTCGTCGTCGTGCCTGGACCGAACTGGCGGCCACAGTACGAATCGATCCACAACGATGCCGCCGTGCAATGCGCAGCGATCCGGGTGTCATCACCCGACACAGTGATATTAAACCGGGTCTTGAAATCTGACGCCGAGATGTAGTCAGTCATCGTCGACCTCCGGGGCGTGCAAGATGCCGAGCCCGTAGCATCCAGGGATAAGTTCCAGTTCCCAGCCGTAGTCCTCGGCGAACTCCTGCACCGCTTGACGCACCGGGAACGGCGGGTCAGATGCGGGGGAGTCGGCCGGCGACCGCAGCTCGGTGTCGTGCAGCAGGATCACACCGCCTGGGCGAACCTTGGCGTGATACAGGTCGAGTTCAGCGACCGTCTGATGGTAGGTGTGCGACGTGTCGATGAACACGACGTCAACCTGATCGGGTGCGTAAGGGAAGCGCTCGAGGTCGTCACCGTGGACAAACTCCCATTGTGGGGTCGCTGTCTGCCAGGCGTTCGCGAACGGCGGGGCGTTCACGTCACACGACCACAGGTAACCGCCGTTCGTCTGGATCGCAGCAAGGAACGCCACCGTCGAATCGCCACCACGTACGCCGAGCTCGATGATCTGAGCGTCACCGACCGATGCGTAATGGTACAGGGCCGGCAGGTGGGCGTGAATGTCGCTCTGCGTGTTAGCGCACCGCTGCTCGTACTCAGAGTAAAAGTCCATCAACTGTGGCCTCTCCACTTGACGTAGTGGTTACGCCACAACGACTGCGGCATGGTGTTCGGTTCAACGCCGAGCTTCCAGGCGACATACGGGAATGAGAGCTGATCTTGCAGTGACCAGCGCAACATCTCAGCGAGCCACATGCGGCCGAAGTCTCGGGCGGCCTCGTTGTTGCGCCACACGATGCACCCGGTGGCGTACAACGCATCCGGGAGCCCCTGGTCGACGTAGCACTGCGCCTGCTGACGGCAGTGTTGCCCGTCGTACTTGGTCATGGTGACCGACACGGCAGCTTCGTCGATCACGTTGTCACGTTCAGGATGACGCCACAATGCGAGGTCGGCATCGCCGAGCGTGTCGACTGCCACCGATACCAGATGCTCCGATGTGACGATCGCACCCGAGTCGAGCCAGATGGCCACATCAGTATCGACGTAATCGAACGGCTGCGCCTTGGCGTGCTTCGCAGCGAACCGCCCATGCACCCACGGGCGAGGTTGGTGCAGCGTCTCCCACCCGTCAAACTCCCGGTCGTCGTCGGTCACCATCAACCAACGATCAACCCCGATGTCCTGTGTCGGCGGGGACAGGATCTCATCGACGCCGCCGTAGCACGACGAGACGACTGCGACGCTCATGCCGCTTCCACCATCGGGTGCGCCGCATACGATTCAACAGTGAATCGCAGGTCATCCAGGTCGAACCGTGGACGCCACCCGAGATCGTCCCAACCTTCGCCGCCGGCGACGATGTCAGTCGGCTTCTCGCCTCGCCGCATCGGCAGATGCTCAACGTCGTGGCTGCCTGTGATGTCGCCGACCATGCGGCACACGTCGAGAACCGTGAACGGCTGCCCCGTGCCACCGTCGATAGTTCGGTCGTCACCAAACTCGAGCGCATCAACGAGAACGCGGGCTAGGTCGTCGTTGTAGATCAGATCGACTCCCTGCGTGCCGTCACCCCAGACTGGCATCGGGTCGCCACGCCATCCGCACACAGCGAACGTCGGGACGATCTTCTGTGGGTGACCGGGACCGTGATGCTGTCCAGGGCCGAACGCGTTGTAGGCCCGGACGTGCGACACGGGTACGCCGTGCGTGTGGTGGTATGCGGTAGCGAGTCGAGTCGCCGCAACCTTTGTAGCCGTGTACAGCGATGGGAACACCTGCGGCATCGTGATGCCGACATACGCCGCCCCGTTGACCCTGCACGCCTCCAACACGTTGAGAGAGCCAGTCACGTTCACATCGATCGCCAGGTGTGGCGTATCGAACAGCTCATGCGTGCCGAGGACGCCGGCGAGGTGGATGACCGCATCATGCCCCTCGACGAGTTCCAGCATCTTCCCGGCGTTACGGACGTCGTGACCTCTGGTCACATCGGCCACGGTTGCCGTCATCCCACGGACCCGTAGCTCGTCGACCACTTGGCCGCCGATGAAACCGCTGCCGCCAGTCACGACCACGTTCACGCCGTCACCGCCTGCGACCGCTTGATAAAGGTCGCCTTGTCCTTGCCGGCGTGACGTTGCCCACGCCGGTACGTCTCGTCATCCGGTGCGGTACCGAACAGCGGATGGTGATGCTCGACGACTGAAGCGAGGCAGGGTGCGAACACGTTGCGGCGCTTCGCAGCGGTCACGATCTCGTCGTCCACGAACCAGTGCCGATAACCCTCGTGGCATACAACGCCTGGACCGTCCCACGATGCGCCAACCTCGTCGATGTAGTTCCGGGCGATCAGCATGTGGGTGGCGTGCTCTCCGGCGACCACCCTCGGGTTCGCCATATCGTTCGTGCCGATGACCTTCGCCCCAGTGTTGCGGGCGGTGGCCTGTGCGTGGTCGAGCCATCCTGGCCGGAATGACACGTCGTCGCCGACGATGAAGATCCACGGCTCGGTTGTCTTGGCGTAACCCTCGTTGACCTTCTCGGCGAAACTGATCTTGTCGGTTCGTAGCACGGTCGCACCGACCGCCTCCCACGCCTCAGCGTCATCCTCGGACGAACAGACGGCCGTCACGTTCGCCAGACCAGTCGACGCACGCAGCGAACGCATGAACGGCTCAGCGTTCTGCGGCCTATCAAGCACCGGCACGATGACATCAACCTCGTCAGTTGCAGGCTCAGCGATCAACATCCCGGTATATACGCCTTCGGTGACGTGAATCACCTTGCTGTGCGAGGTGCGAACACCTGCATGAACGAACACCGGGTACCCGAGCTCGCCGGCACGCCAACAGAACGACGTGTCCTCACCCCACAGCTTCTTCGCTTTCGGATGCTTGACTCGGTTGAACCATCCGCCCTGCCACTCGTCACGCTCCAACACGGAGCGATGGATGAGCAGCATGGCCGCACCGGTCGCATCGCATGGCTGGACAGCAGCGGGCATGTACCACCAACGGGGACGGAACCCGTAATCGCCGTCGGACTCCCGCAGGTCCAAGATCGTCGGGAACGGCCGCTTAATCGCAGCAAACCCATCATCCAACCGATCACCCAACGGGCCGAACCCGAAACACAGACCGCCGACGATCGGACGCTCGACCGGGTCGGCCGCTTCCATTAGACGCTCGAGAGCGTCGTGGCTGAAACCCATGTCGGAGTCGATGAACAGCAGCCACTCAGCTTCACCGTCCAAGAACGACTTGACGACCTCGTTACGTCCCTCGACGATGCCGGCTGACGTGCAACGCTGGAACGTGTAGCCGCCACGCCAAATCCGCTGCTCGCCACCCAGATCGGCGGCAAGGAGTGGGTTCCATGAGTCCATGAACGTAGGCGTAAACCCGTGATCGTCATCACACAGGACACCGACTCGAACGCTGCCCTTGTCAATCGGCACGGCGGGTCGCCCGCTTCTCGCCGGGTGCCTTTGTGGCCTGCTCGACCTTCGGCTCCTGAGCTGCCTCCTCGACCGGCGGCTCCCACCCGTGCGGGTTGATGAGCAGCGGATCATCGGAGAACAGATCGGCGTGAACACGGACAACCGGATGGTCGGCGTGCCACGCCTCACCCATCCGTAGCCGGTGACGACCGGCCATATCGACGATGAGGGTGGAGGTGCGTGCGAACACGTACCGAGGCTTGCTGGGCATGATGCTCCTTCTTGTGGGCGGTCGGGCGGTTGCCCCCCTGATCCCGACCGCCCAGGCAGGATCAGGGGAGCGAAGGGGTGGCTCAGGCGTTGAGCAGGAGACGGAAACCGTTGTCGTTCACGGAATCCGCACCCGTACGCCACCAGAACCACAGGCCACGCTGACCGGACGGCCGCTGGTTCGCACCGAAGATGTGCGGCACGAACTCGACACGGGAACCGATGCGGTCGAAGACCACGTAGTTGCGGAAGTCGCCAACCACGAGAATGTTCGCTGCACCAGTCGTGCCAGAGAAGTCCGGGAACGCCGAGTTCTCCACGTACGGCCGGCCCAGCAGGTTGAAGCTGTACGGCGCGGTCAGGTCCACGGTCTGCTGCGAGAGCCCGCCCGTGGTATCGAAGCCACGCACCTCGTTCATCACGTCGATCGACGACATGAACACGGCGTTGCTGCGGTACCGGGGCGGGAGGTCGCCGAACACCTTGAGCACGTCGACATAGCCGAAGCTGCCGTCCGTGGTCGGGAGCACGCCAGCGGTGGACGAGCCGGCGAACAGAGCGGTCAGGATGCCGACCGGCTGCTCGGTGCCCGAACCAGTGGCGAACGCCGTGGTCTCCAAGTTGTCCTTGGCCTCTTGGAACAGTGCGGTCATCTCGGCCGCCATGCCCTGCCAGTCGCCCTCGATCTCGACCGAGAACGGCACGAAAGCCTGAGCCTTGTGGGCTGACACGGTGGGCTGCGCGAGGGTCGGGGTGTCGTCCGAAACCTGGACGCCTTCCGAGTCCCACGACGCCGTGATGCCGGCCGACGAGACGCCACGCCAGGTGTCATCCATGCCGGTGACGATGCGCGACACCTGCCGGATGGGGTTGGCGTTGCCGTCGCCCGTGTAGATCACGGACGGGTCGAGCAGCACCGGGACGGCGTAGCCGCCGGATGCGTCAGCGGTGGCAGCGGCACGGGCCTCAGCGACCGCACGCCGCTCCTCGTTGGTCAGCATCGTCTCGTTGCCGCTCACGTACTTGGCGAACGCCGACCGGTACTCCGGACGGGAGGTCGAGATGGTGAGCTTGGCGAGCCGGGTGTCGTGCTGGCCGATGAGACGGCTCGCACGCTCCTGCTGGTCGGTGGACAGGTGACGGGCCTCTGGGCGATCAAGGATCGAGCGGGAAGCGTCACGGAGTTCGCCGGCGTCCATCATCCGCATGTCGCCGTCGTAGGCGTCGACCTTCTTCTGGATGTGGAACGATGCGCCCTTGACCTCTCGGCCTTCCTTGCGGGCACGCTCGTAGGCACCCTCGATGCGCTGACGGCGCTCGATGGCCTCCTGGCGGGCCTGACGGAGCTCGTCAGCCTCGGTCACGAGCGCTTCACTGCGTGAGGCGTCGTCTTCGGTCGGGTCGGCGAGTCCTGCGAGCGTTTCGAGCTCCGCGTCGATCTCACCGAGCCGAGCGTTGATGTCGTTGATGTCGTACATCGGTCACTCCTTTGGTGGCTGGTGCCGGAACCGTGCGAGGTTCTCGGCGATGGTTTGACGGGGTTCGTGGCTCGCGGCAGGTGGTTCGTCCGGGCTGCCGTGTGAAGCGGGCTCATCCGCCACAGATGAGGTGCTTGCTGAGTCGTCGCTGCGCTGCGACTTCTCGATCCGCTCGGTGGCATCGTTGGCACCGAGCTCCCGAGCGAGTTCGGCTCGGGTTTCGTCGTCGAGAGCGCCCACGAGGGAACGCACGGCGACGGAGGTCTGTTGGTAGGCGGGGAACACGACGGGGCCGAGCTCCAACAGCTCAACCTCGTTGATGGTGCGGGTGTCGCTGCCGTTCTCGTCGGCGTCCCACTTGTCGTCGATCACCTTGAACCGGAACGACATACCGGTAATGCCGCCGTCACGGATGGCGTCTCGTACTGGTTGGATCAGCCAGTTGTCGGAAAGGCGGGCACGCACGAACAGGCCGTTGCGGTCCTCACGGAGCACCGACACCGAACCGAGCGGCAGGGAGCCGATCAGTGGGTGTTGACCGTGGTCGAACTGAAGCACCGGGGTGCGCTGCCCGAGTGAGCGTTTGAACGCGCCGGGGCTGATCCGCTCCTTGTACGTGCCGAGCGAGTCTCGGATGTCGGTCCATGCGTTGAACACGGCCGCATACCCTTCGAGGGTGCGCCCCTCGGGGTCGTCGGCGGCACGGAACTCGCAGTACCGCAGCTCTTCGCTGCGCTCAGTCCGAAGGTTCATAGGAGTTTTCCCTTCCTCAACGAGCCGAGACGAACACGATCAGCACTTCGTCATCGTCGCGATTGATCGCTGACGCAGTAGGTCGTCGAGTAATAAGCGGATATTGCGAGACGATCGGTGGCGGTTGTTCGCCCGGCGCACCACTGGCGAGAGCGATACTCGTCGGCGTCCCAGCGACGTCGGTTGTGGGGACAATCGGGCCGGTGCCTGATGTCAGCGTGATCGACGTAGCGGTGCCGGCGACGTCGGGTGATGTCCCAATGTCGGCCGTGCTTGATGTGAGCGTGACGCTCGTCGGGGTCCCGGCCACCTGTGTCGTCGGGACGACGGGGCCGGTGCCGCTCGAGCTGACGATTGACGTCGTAGCGCCTGCCACCACTGTCGTCGGGACAATCGGGCCGATGCCGCTGGTGAGTGTGACGCTCGTCGGGGTCCCGGCCACATCGACCGACGTGGTTACGTCAGCCGTGCCGCTGGTCATCGCTATGGCAGTCGAGGTTCCAGCCACCTCGGTCGTCGGCACCACTGGCCCGGTGCCTGATGTCAGCGTGATTGCGGTCGAGGTTCCGTCAACGCTGGTCGTTGGAACGACGGGACCGGTGCCGCTGGTGATTGTGATCGTGGTCGAGGTTCCGGCAACATCGACCGTAGATGACACGTCGGCAGTGCCCGAGGTCAAGGTGATCGCAGTGGCAGTACCTGCCACCTCGGTCGTCGGCACCACTGGCCCGGTGCCTGATGTTGCAGCGATGGCAGTGGTAGTGCCAGCCACGTCGGTTGTGGGGACAATCGGGCCGGTGCCTGATGTCAGCGTGATCGACGTAGCGGTGCCGGCGACGTCGACAGCGGCCGTGGAGTAGGTGCCGGTGATATCGACGGCATCCACCCGGATGCCGTTCGTGTCACCACCCTTGACCTTGGTGATGACCAGCTCCAACGC